TAAACATTGCCCTGTTAATCTCTGCCTTAGTCGCCCCTGATATGGCTATCGAATCATCTGTTAGGCTTTTAAGTGTGTCTAGGTCGACAGTGCCAGTTAAATCGTTGATCAGTGCAGCAGTGTTATAAAGGTAGCCGTTTAACTTAATTTCTGTATGTGTCATTTTATTCTCCGGTTGGTTTTATTTAATGTACGATTATATTATGGGCCCTAGGGGATATAAAGTAAACCCCCCTAATCGAAATTAATCTGAATTAACTCGGAATTAACAGTATCTAAATTAGATCGAATACAGATTCGGACCATATTTAAGTAATGATCCTCGGGGGAGGGCTCATAGCTATTCCAGTAGGGTGTAGGGGCTAGCTTAAGAAAAGCAGTAGAGATTTCTTTAAATGCTTCGCTGTTAACATTGAATGATCTAGACTTCAACTCCCTATACAAGCTTAAGTAACGATTGTATAGCCATTCTAGTTTATTAAAGAAAAAAGTTTCGTGTCCCGATCCTAAGGTATATCTCTCGGGTATTTTGCAGTTGGTTAAAGCGTCGTTTATTCCGTGCTTTTCTATGCGGTTAATAACCTTATTAAAGGGCCTAGTAATTTCCTTATATTCTGCTAGCAAATGCTTATCTGTTAAAAGGGAGGGGTCTATAGTATTAATTCTAGTCATAGCAATTTCCAAGTTAATTTTAGTTTTTACTATGGGTATTGTAGGGTTTACTTTATATAAAGTAAACCCTTAAATTAGATTACTTAGGCCTTTTAGTGTTTTTTCAAGCCTAATCTTTTTAATGTCAGCTAAAATTTTTTCCATCTCTTCGACTGTTGCATTACTCTTGAGAAGGTTTGCCCTGTTAGATATAATTCTTATATTATCCTTAGTATAACCTCTGTTTGGATCTATTCTATCAACGGAGGGGGAGTTTTTAAAGTTTGTGCCGGACCCTGCAACACTTTTTATCTTAATGCCTAAAACAGGGCAAAAATCGGGAACGACTATGTCCTCTATTTCTAAATCAAATGGTATGTTCCTAATTTTAGATCGCGACTTAATTCTACTATAAATTCGGGATTGAACTTTGTTATTTTCAGTGACTCTATATTCAGCCATCTTTTTCGGGTTAAGGTCAGAAAACTTTTTACATCGGGCCCGATTTCCGCATTTAGTTGAACAATACTTAGCATCTATCCTTTTGCTAGTGCTTATAGGATTATTACAAACTAAACAAACACGAGTTTTTCTATCCATACTAACCTCTGTTAGGATCTAATATAAGAATTACTTTGTTAATTTGTTTTGTAGCCAATTGCTTAGAAATACCTAAGTCCTTAATTCTAATACCTTCGCAAAAGTACTGAATCATTTTTTCTTTGTTATGACTGTGCATATTTCCTTTGTTTAGTAGGGTTTGGATTACATCCCGTGAATATTTACCGCGATAATCTTTATTTGCTTTCATTAGAAAGTTCCTCCTTAATTTGGGTAACCTTAACGCCTTCGGAACGTAGCAAATCCAAAGGTGATAAATCCCGATAGCTTTCAGCGTAAAATAGTTCTTTAATCCCACTCATTATTATCATTTTGCTGCAAGCCATGCAGGGGCTTAGGGTTACGTAAATGCTACACCCTTGGGTGGAAAGACCGTGCTTAGAACAAAAAATTAAAGCATTTTGCTCTGCGTGCATAACTTCGTCTAATGTCACCCCGTCCTTTTCACAGGAGTTGTTTCTTCCCGGTAAGGTTCCATTGTAGCCCGTGCTAAGAATTCTGTGATCCTTAGCAATAATGCACCCTACCTTGTGTCTTTTTGCATGGGAAGCTTTAGACCAAAGTTTTGCGGTTTCCATTAACAAAACGTTTTTATTCATATATTATATCCTTAATTTGGTCTTCAGGGGGCATCCATCCCTCGGGTTTAATTGCATCTGTGACCCCGTCGTAGCCTTTCCGGGTAGATTTAATCCCCGCATCTTTATTCATATTAGCATTATGGATAACATTAAAAATTTCTTCTATTTGTTTTGCCGATAACCCAGAACGAACCAACCCGCCAATAGCAAAATAACACAGATCCAAAAGTGCATCTGCATCGTCTATTAAAGAAGGGGAATCTATAAACTCTTGAAGTTCTTCGTCTAATGCTGCAATAAGCCATGCCCGATCATTGTCTTTTAGTCTGCATGGCTTAGTTTCTTTAACGCCTATAATTTTGCGGTTAAACGTTTCAATAGATTTAATCATTTTTTAATCTCCTAAAAGTGTTAATGTTGTTTTTAGTATTGGTTAAAAGACCCAATGCTATTTCTTTGGTTTTAAGTGGTACTTTTTTACGGTTAATAATTTCTTCGGGAATAAACCTTGAAACAGCTTCCTTTAAATGTTTTTTGTTAATCCGTTCGGAATACGGCAGCGACATAGCGAACTTAACCATGTAGGGGGCAAGAAAAGGACTTCTTACTTCGGTTGTACTATGCATCATTACCCTATCTAATTTGGGCAAATGGTAATAAGGTAGTTCCAAAAATACATCGGACATTTGGCTATCGTAGTCCTGGCTTCTTCTATAGCCTCCAAAAAGCTCGTCTGCGCCGTCACCGGTTAACACTATTTGATAACCTTTTTCTTTTTTAATTGCTTTTGCTAAAGCTATTTGTGGTTTAACACTACCCAGATCTACGGGGGTTTGGTGAATTGCCACTGCTTCTTCATCTGTAACATTATCTAGCTTAACGTTGGTTCTGTTTTTTGTTATTAAATCGGCATACTGGCTTTCATCATTTTCTACATGGAAAACCTTAATGTCTGGAATGAACCTTTTAGCTATTTCGTAAATAATTGAACTGTCCAAACCCCCCGATAATAACAAAGATATGGGCCTGCTAGCGTCAATTCTATTGGCTACAGCCTTAGTTAGGTTGTCTAAAACTAAATCTTGAGCCTGTATTAGCGACCAATCCCAGTAAGTTTCGATTATTCCGTCCTTATATATGCTTCCTGGTGGCATTTGTTTAATTTCATTATAAGGTGTTCTGCCTGTAGGATCGTAACCCCATTTCATTATGTTACTCATATAGACTTTGTCTTCGGTAACCTTAGCAAGATCTAAAAGGCAATCTATTTCAGAAGCAACAACGTTTCGGTCTGTTCTATAATAAATTGGCTTTTGTGATAAGTAGTCACTAATAGCTATAAGCTGGTTTTCTTTGTTTATATAACTAATAGCCCAAAAGCCATCCAAACGGTGGAGGTCTTTAATCCAGGAAAATTGGCTTTCGTTTTCCTTTTCTATAATTAAATCCCTGATCATATGGACATCATTAACTGCACTAGGGTCAATTTCTTTGTAGTTAAATATTTCCCCGACAAAAGAGAAGCCATTAACCGGTTGAGAATATGCATAGGGATCTAAAGAGCAAAGGGGTAAAGAAACGTGGGCAGCAAAGCCTTCTTCACAGGGGGTAACTACCGGAGGAACGTCCCCGCGATAACTCATTTTGTCTATAGCTTTTTTAATATCTTCGTAGCTAACCCTAGTGTCTAACGATGTAATTAAGCCGCACATTAGATTCTATCCTTTAAATATTTAACTAATTTGTCATATTCGCCTGGCATTTTCCAGTTGTATTGGTAAAAACCCGAAAACGTGCTTTTGTTAGTATCAAAAAGCTTTTCATATTGGTTAATAATTTTTTCGTGGTTTTTTAAAACCGAATCCATTAAATCCTGATTTTTGTGCTCCTTGTATTCCCGGCTAATATCTAATTTGGTAATCCCGGTAGGACAGCAATAAATAACGATTTGGGGTAAAGCCCAATAGTATTGAATTTTGGCCAAATTAATTCTAATCACCTGGCGCCTTACCGGCGAATAGACTAATTCTGAAATCCAGGGGCACCGGTCTACCAAGGTTACTTTGTTGGAATTTGCTAGGTCCTCTTGATGGTCAATGTGGTTAATAATCTGCTGATTTGTTTGTAGTATTTTAGGACCATCGTAGTCTATTCCTAGCTCTTTAGATAAACTATGCCCCAAAGTTGTTTTTCCAGAGCCGTCAGGGCCTTCTAATATAATAATCATAAAAATTTCCTATTTAATTGCTTTGTTTAAAGCATATTTGTCGTTAACAAAGCAGTGGAACGAAGTACAAGAAAAATGCATATGGCCCATTTCAACTTCGTCTAATCCTGCTTGATCTTTAATCCAGATTGCCAAACGGTTTGCAAAATATAAATCATTGTGGAAATGGCGTAAAGCATCGCAGGCTCGCATAGGATAAAATACATGCACCTGGTTTTGCCTAATTATAAAATGCCAGCCAATTGTGCATGGTACCCTTTCATTTTGCAATGCAGCCGTTAAATCCTCTGGAAAATAGATTGGGACAAAACATTGGCGGGTAGTAGGATTTGCCTTTAGCAGTTTAACCGCATCATGTAAGTCTGCGGTGTCGAAACGAATTCCTTTTGTTAAACCTTTAGGCCAAAGCCTTTCTGGGTAACTGTGGGAAAACTTTTTAGAGTCGCTTAAGTAATCCTCAGTTTTTGTTAACCATTGTTTGTGGCTTGGCGGGGGATTAAGTGGTTGGCCACTAACTCTTTCCCTAAAATGATCTTCTGCCCAAGGCATAGTTGGTTTAGATAATCTTTCAAGTTCTGCTAAATTATTAGACATCGGGAACTTTAAACTAAGATTGATTAATTCTAAAAATGAAAAGTCTACGTCGTTCCTACCTTGCCATGATTCAGTTACGCTAACCTCCCCGTAGCATTCTAAAGCCCTTAGAGAAGCTTGAATAGCCTCTGCTATATTTCTACCTTGGATTTGCATTATATTTTCTCCGGTTATTTTAAGTTTGTTTTGCAGTTAAATTATGCATTATTTCTATAATAAAGTAAACCCACTAAACCAATAAGCTTTCTAATAGCTTGTCTTGGAGTTTTGTTTTATTTTTAAGGAGGCCAATAATTTTTTCATCGATAGTTTCTTGGCAAACTATATGGTGGATTATTACTGTATTTTTAACGCCTTGCCTATGGACCCTACCACAAGCTTGGATATAAAGTTCTAAATCATAAGGGATGCTATACCACACAACATCTGTACAAGACCCACCTTGTAAATTAAGGCCATGTGACCCTCTTTGCACTTGAATTAAAAATACTGGGACTTGGTCGTTGTTCCAGTCTTCTACTAGTTTTTCAGTAGGCTCGAATTCTTCTCCTAAGATTTTTGCCTGGGGAAAAGCTTTGCGAAGCCTTTCTAAGTCGTGCTTATATTCATAAAAAACCATTAGGGGCTTTCCGCCCAAGCTTTCTACTATTTCCTCTATAGCTTTGGTTTTTTCGTTGTGAATAACTATAGACTCGCCTTCTTCGTTATATATACCGCCATTAGAAATTTGCTTAAGTTTATTGACTACTACGGCAGCCGTTACGGCTGTTATTTCACTATCCTCTAGCTCTATTACCATTTCCTTTTTCATAGTCTTATAAAGCTTTTGGGCTTTTGAATCTAATTCTACGGGAATAAAATTATCTAGTCTTTCCGGCAAATCTAATTCATTAGAAGATTTATGAATTACAATATCTTTAATTTTTTCATAGATTGCTTTTTCAGTCCAATCGTGAGGCGAGTAAGTGTAGCCCATATAGTCGCTTTGGTAAAAGTACCTATTTCGAAAAGCTGTAAAGTTTTTCTCTAGCCTTTCACCTTTGTCAAGTAAGTAAACTTGGGACCAAAGCTGCAATAGGCCGTTAGGAGCCGGGGTTGCCGTAGCTATAACTGTACGGCCAAAAACACCTAGTGCCCTTTTTAAGGTTTTAAATCGTGAAGTTTTTGGATTTTTAAAATTAGATGACTCGTCAACAATTAACATCCAATTTTTATCGCGGAAAGTAAATTTTTTGCTACCTACCATAGCAGACATTGCTGATAGCCCGTCCGGATTAATTACAACAATATCCGCTTTGGATTGGAAAGCCTTTTCCCTATTTTTACCGTGGGCAACTTCAATTGTTAGGTTATTAAATTGCTCCCACTTTTTTATTTCGTTTGGCCAAACTAAATGGCAAACCCTAAGAGGTGCAACAATTAAAACCCTATCTATTTCCCGTTTATGCTTAAGGGCCCTAATTGCTGACAAAAGAATTGAGGTTTTCCCTAACCCCGTACCCAAAAACAATCCCGCATGCTTATTAGAAACAATATGATTAATTGCTTCTTTTTGATAGCTGTGCGGGATAAACTCCTGGGCCATTTTAACGTTCCTCTTTGTTGTAATAGAGGTATGCGTTAACAATACCATTTTCTAGCCACTCGTAAGACCTGTCAGTCATAAAATCTAAAAGCTCTTTGTGAGATTTTTCTAAATTACTTTTTGGATTTAGGGTCGCCAAAATTAAATTGTCATATTCAACTTGATAAGTTGCATTGTCCGCTATAAATTGAACCAGGTCAAAGTAATCGTGGATGTTTATCCCGTCAAAAAACGATCTACCCGAAAAAATACAATCAGTTAAATATTCTAAGGTTGCCTCGTGTTCAGACAAGTAAGAGTTTTCCCATACAATTTCATCAAATGTGTTCATTTTGTTTCTCTCCGTTATTTTGGCAAGTTGTATTCAATAGAAAAATTAATAGCGCCAGCACTAACTTTAAAGTCGCCATCTGCGGTTTGCGTTACTAAATGTTTTAATTTTAAGCTGCCCAAAGCACCTGTAATTTCAAAAATACTAAAATTTATTTCGCCAGACATTCTTTTGTGGGCATAGTCTTCTGATGAACTGCCATTTCCGTATTCTTTAAGCTTATCCATAATTACAGATTCTAAAATGGTTATCGAAATAGCTTGGGTAGGATCTAAACGATCCCCGTTTAAATAAAGATTGCATTTGTGTTTCATTTTATTTTCTCCGTTTAAATTATTTAATGTGCGTTTGCATTATGGGACATGGGGTATATAAAGTAAACCCCCTTAAAAGTTTGCTTTATAATTTTTAGCAATGTCTAGTGCAGGTAGCTTAACCCCGAATTTATCGTCTAATTCTACGACATATTTGTAGTAATCTTTAAGATAAAGGTCAAACCCTTCCCAGTCTTTTGTTTCGAATGCATTTTCCTGAAATCTAGAGCTTACGATTAAGCTATTAATAATTGTTTCTAATTCAGCTTTTTGATCGTTTGAAAGATTAGCCATTTTAATATCCCCGTTTAGTTTTATTTAATGTACGGTTATAATTATGGGCACTATGACATCTGAAGTAAACCCCCTAATCAAAATTAATCTGAATTAACTTCAATTAGCCAGCTATCTACTTCTTCTTTGGAATAAACAACTTTGTAATTGGGGGTATGTTCCCGGATTTGGCGCCCGACAAACTTTTGCAGTTCGGATAGCTTTCCGTCTGGCTTTTTAACTTCGATTAACCAAACCTGTTTGTTAATAAATACAATCTGGTCCGGAACGCCCCTGTGAGCAGGCGAGGCCCATTTAAAGCTATAACCACCTAGCTGTTTAACTCTGTCTTTTAGATATTTTTCAATGTGCTTTTCTAGAAGCTTACCCATCTACAAAAAGTTCTAAAACGGAGTTTGCCTCTTCTATATAGTATGCAAAATCTAGATCTTTGGGAATGCCGTTATTAATTTGCATCATAGGAACGGCGCCGTCAGACTTAGGAACCTTATTTCCATTGGTAATATAATTAATTCTTTTACCATTAGTAGATTGGTACCACCTAACGACTTTCCCAAGAGGTTCGCCTTTCCATTCTGCTCCGCCTTTTACTGTTCTAACAGTTAAAAACTTAGTAATGTCTTGGCAATTAATAATTGTTTCATTAATGTTAACGCCCTGGGTTAAATTATTTACTACAGCTTCATAAACTATCGGCATAGCAGGGTTTTTATTTAAACCGGGCTTAGCAAAAACGCCTTTGGTTTTAACTTGGCCGTTGTTCTGAAGGGCTAAGTAGTTATTAACATCCCTCGAATAGAATTTGTCGTAAAGTGTGTGTTCTAATTTAAAGTTGGTTATTTTTTGCCAATCCTTTAGCAAGCTTAATTCCCCTGGCTCATGCACAATGCCGTCGGTATTTGCAGAATAAACTCTGCATCCGTCATCTTCAAGAGTTTCGATTAGCATTAGTAACGCCAATTGCCCGGTAATAGTTACGGCTAACATACCTTCGGGGTCATACATACACGACCACCTGTTTGACAATTTACCAAAAGTGGAATTAAGGATTAGTTTTAAAGAATTAGATTTTAACTTTTCCCCTTTGCTTTTTGCTTCTATTCTTTTATTAAAAATAGACCTAAAGTAAGGTGTAAATTTTGGTCCAATTACAGGCGGGGAAATCCTGTCATTAATCATAATGGAAGGGTAATAAGAAACTACGTCGCTATCAATAACCTTCTTTAATGTTAGATTTTTACTTGTGTCATGAAGGCCGCCCAAACCCATTTTATAAGATGTTTGGTTAATAGTAATAGGTTCTATTAGCTTAGCGGGGAGTTTAACATATCCTGACTTATCAACATTAAATTCATAATTATTTACGAATTCTAAAATGTTATTAAGTTGGGGGCTTTTAAACTTAATGTAACTGGGGGCCTTATATCTTACTTTATTAGGCGGGGGGTTTTTATTAGACCCAACGTTAAACTTTTTTTGGATAATTGCTTCTGCGATTTGTGCACCACCTTTAGACATAAGGTTTAAGCCGTACTCTTTAGACATATAAACTCTTAGGTTTAAATCCTCTTGCAGATTATTATACAAATCGATCGTAGTATCTAAATCATTGTTAACGCAATAATCCTTAACTTTTTCAATTTGGTTTTTATTTAAAACAGTATAAGGTGGATAGGGTAAATCTTGGAGGCGGGGGCTATTCATTCTGCCGCCGTACAATTTTAATGAAGTAAATACACCTGGTGCAACTTGCATTAAATCTATAGTGGTAATTGGGTACTCAGAAACAAGATCAAATTTCTTTAGTGTTTGCCATTGCTGCATATCCTTTTCTATAATTTCGTCGGATATAATTTTTAGCTGCCTGCAGGTTAAACCTTTCATTGCTGCAAGAATCATTGGTAAATCATAACGATTAGAATTATAGCCAAAGGTTGTGCGTTTTACCATTAAAGACAAAAGTTTTTTGCGATCTTTTTGGCTTAAAGAATTGTTTTCCCCTACAACTTCTAGAGATACGCTTTTTCCGTTGTCCGGATTTTTAAATGCTGCGAGAAAATAATTAGGATAGCATTCTACATCGTAAGCTATTTGCATTTGGTTGGTTGTCATATTTTTTCCTACTGTCCAATAAAAAAGGCAGCCTAAATAAGGCTGCCTTTTACAGAGTTTAGTCTAACTCGTCTAGATCGTCAAAGTTGTCGCCAACATCAGTAGGACCAGAACCAAACGCTTCCCCATCTTTTACGAATTGAATTCCGTATAGGTTACCGTTTACTCTTTTGCCGTAGTTATTATTTTGAACCCAAACATCAACGATAGCATTTACATAACAACCCGCATAGATTTTGTTATCTTCTTCTATGAGAGGTGATTTGTCTCTATCTATTACGATTGGACGCTTGTTAGCAGAAGACTTAAAACTCATACAGCCTTCATAGCCATCGTACTCCGAATCTTCGCCATCTCGCAATGCACGCTTATCCGAAGGAACTTTAATGTTGGCTTCTTTAATAGCTGCGTCAATAGCTTCTTCAATTTCCTGAATTTCTTTTTTGTTTTTCTTTTTGTCTAGCAAAAAAGTAGCTTCATACTTAGTTTCAACTTCGTTGAATTTTGCTCTTTGAAAAACAGATGGGAAAGAAAGACGAACGTTTTTTAATTTTAATTGAGCCATGGTTTTTACCTTATATAATTTAAAGATTTTATTAATGTCTAAAAGTAGACACTGACTATAATAGATTATGTAAAACTAAAAGTAAACACCTATTTTACTTTTTTTAGAACTAAACTTCCTGGTTTTTTGTCTGTCCAAGATTCAGGTAGTTTCATTTCCTTTAATTTTAGAATCTTTTCGGCTTGTGCTGGGGAAATTAATTTTAGTTCTGACCAAGCTTCATCTTCTTCTAAAAATTTTACAATTTCATTTTCGCCTTTTTGATTCCAAACTCTAACCCCGCGGCCTTCTTTTAGGTCGTAGTTAATAACCTCTTTGCCTTCTTTTAAATCGGACAAAGCTTTTTCTTTTACTATTTTGCACCATTTTTCAATTAAAGGTATTCTATCCAAAACTATGGAAACTTGCTCGGGGGATAAGTTTTCAGGGGGTACTAGCTTTGTGTCATTTTCCAAGACTTCTTCTAATGTGTCAAAGCCATCTACTATTTTTTCAAAAGAATGTTTGGCTAAAGCATTACAGGTACTAGATACTCCACACCATCTGCAAGCTTTTTTACTAGGACCAAAAGGTGCATCGTCCGTTAGAGCTAACGCAGCTTGCTTTTTAACTACTTCGCCGAATTCTCTTAACTTACCCACACTTAACCACCAAGCGTCCATATGGTCTAAACGTGGCTGGCATATGTGTAAACTAACCTCTTGGAACTTATAATTAGGATAGCTTTGTAATACCCCTAAAGCATACAGTTGCGCTTGGCTATTATTTTTAGCGTAAACTTTTTCGCCTACGCCGTACTTTAAATCAAAAACAGAAACCTCGTCGCCGTCAATAATAATAGCGTCGGCTGTACCGAAACCGTCTGGGACTAATTCACTATAGCTAACTCTTTTTTCTATCCTAAGAATTGCAGAACTACTACAATTATCATAATGGTCTAAAACATAATTAATATATTGGTTTACTGCAATTCTCATTTCGGCAGTAATTTTCATATTAAAACCGTTATAAAGATTTAATGTGTTACCAATAGATGATTCGGGAACCCTTTCTTCCTTCTTTAAATAAATTTCCGCTAACAAATGCGCAATGGATCCTTCGTTGGCGTATATACTAGAAGGACTGTTGGGAACGTCTTTTAGCATTCTTACCGATGCGGGGCATGACATCCACCGCTGGGCAGATGATGGTGAAAGTTTAGCGTGGGCCATTATATTTTTCCTTTTTATTAATTAGGATTTAATTTTAAGTTATAACAATAATTTTGTATACAATTTATGTTTACTTTAAGCCACAGTTAATTTACTATTATCTGTGGCTATTGAAAAACGATAGCTTAGGAGGGATTTAAAAGGTCAGGTTTCATTAAAAAAATGGGACTTGCTCCGGAGAAAGCAAATCCCATTTTAACGACACGATATGAACAAACAAAAAAGTATTATAAGTGGAGTGGTTATAACACTATGACATATGAAAGAGGAGTTTACAAATGTCAAATGCAATAATATCACAATTTTTAGAAAAAAGAAAACATTTAACGATTTTGGACGGAAAAAAGCCTTTAATTAACAATTGGCCGTCCGAAGTACTAAACCAAAAAGCTCTTTTAAACCACGAAGGAAATTACGGTTGGGTTTTAGGAAAGAACGACTTGGTTATAGATATAGATCCTCGCAACGGCGGGAATGAAGGCTACCAAGAACTTTGTCACGACCTAGGCTACGAGTTAGTTAAAACAGTTAAAACAGCTGGCAACGGGTGGCACATTTACTTTAAATATGATTCCGATTCTGTAGGAAAGCTTAGAAAGCCGCGGGGTAAATATAAAGGAATAGACATATTAACCCGAGGTAAACAGTGCGTTATACCAGGCTCAGAGGTTAATGGAAAATTTTATATTTGGGATAAGGACAACACCCATAACGAATTTATCCAGCAGCAAGCACCCAGTGAACTAATTAAACTTTTAGATAGTTCTTTAACTATTATAAAAAACACCGATGCTGAAGACGGGAACGCTTTTCAGGAATTAGAGCAACTGGTTAATTCGTCAGGCTTTAGCCAAGCAGAGCCAGAGCAGGTTAAAAAATGGCTATGGGAAATTGATAGTGACGTGGAATACGACACTTGGTACCGCGTAGGAATGGCTTTATATAGTTGGGACAAAGATAAAGGTTTAGAACTATTTGATAAATGGTCAAGCCAAGGTTCCAAATACAAAGAAGGAGAATGCGAGGCTAAATGGGCCACTTTTAGTGACCAAGGGATTAGCTTAGGAACCTTGGTGCACCTATCGCGTGATGCTTCTTATGGCAAAAGTATAGATGAAGCGGTTGAAATAATCCGGTCTTCCAGTAATAAAAAAGATTTGGAATTAGAAGTTGTGCCTAAGGTTAAAGAAATGAATCTAAAGGGTGTAGATTTTAATACCGCAGCCAACGCATTAAAAATTAGAATGAAAGAATTAACGGGTTTCGCTCCTCCTATTTCTATGATGCGTTCATTAATTATGCCCACATTTGAATTTGGTCACGAAAACCATACCCCTGAATGGTGCAAACCTTGGCTTTTTGATTCAAGTCAAGATAGATATGTAAATATGGAAACGGGGCTAATGGTTTCGTCCCCGGCTTTTAATGCTATATGTGGAAAATATGTTCCTGAAAGCGAAGGAGGCGGAAAACCTTCGGCATCTAAATTTGTTGCTGATCACGGTTATGTAAGAATAGTAGGGGCTTGTAGATATAATCCTTTAAGTAAGGATGCTATTTATATAGAAGAGCAAACCGAATATTATAACCTTTTTAATCATAACAAAACGCCAAAAGCAAATGAGGAATATGTTAATGACATTACCCCTATTTTGGACCACTTTAGAAACATATTGGGCGAAAAAGATTCAGAAATAATGTTCGATTGGTTAGCTTGGCAGGTACAACACCCAGGGCAATTATTACTTTGGGCTCCGGTTATTCAGGGTAAATACGGAATAGGCAAAACTTTTATAGAAAGACTTTTAAATGCAGCTCTCGGCGATCACAATGTTGATTCTGTAGGACCAGTGGCTGTTTGCTCTAATTTTAATTCTTGGGCAGAAGGCAAATTGGTTACGGTTTTAAACGAATTAAAAGTTGCAGGACATAACAGATACGAAACTTTAAATAATTTAAAGCCGCTAATTACTGATAGAAAAGTTTCTATTAATGACAAAGGCATTAGACCTTATACTATAAGGAACCATACTAATTATTTAGCAACCACTAACTTTAAAGACGCTATTCCTATCGATGAAGAAGATCGCAGATGGTGGATAGTTTTTGCTAAAGCACCTGAGATTAAAGACAAAACTGCTTATTTTGATCGTATTTTTGACCTACTAGAAGAACCCGGGGATATTAGGAAGTGGTTAGAAGATCATGAAATAAGTGAGGAGTTTAGGAATTTAAGGGGCGCTCCGGATTCCTGGGCTAAAAGAACTGTAATCCATACGGAAAATGCTAACCACCAAGGCTATAACGAAGCCAAAATGCTATTAGAACAAGGCGGACATGGTTATTGCAAAGAAGCTTTTGATTCCCATAGCTTGGCTACTGCAATAGAAAATGAGCTGGACATGATAATTAATAAGCTAGCAGTTAACCATATTAATGGCATTTATAAAAGATTAGGATATACCCAGCATCCTAAAGTAGTTAAATGGGAGGGGAAATCCAGAAGAATTTGGACAGTGAAGCCAATGACTAATGCAGAGATTAGAGAGGTTCTTTCTAAAGACTAAAATTTACGGTTGCATTAAGCAGGTTAAAACTTTGTAACCTTTGCTTAATGTAACCTATATTGTAGCTTTTTACTGTAACTCTTATAAGTTGTTAATTTATATACATTTATATATACTATAATATTAAAGGTTACAGAGTTACAATAGTATAATTGGTAATGATAGAAGAATTAAAATGTATATAATTATAAGTTTATCTCTCTCTCCCTGTATAAAAAGGGTTTAGGAGCAAATGCCGTGTCTTTGTAACCTTTACGGAATAAAGCTATATATTTTAATAGCTTAGGTGGTTACACAAGGGGTTTTTAGTAAATGGCTATTTAGTAACCTTTAAACCGTAGAACTCTTGTTTACATTATGGCCAACTAAGTTTATAATTGTTAAAAGATTGTATTTGTAAAATAGGTGTAAATATGGCTAAGAGTAAAAAGGCGGAAATAAATTACAATAAAAAACATGACAAAAAACAAGTCATGGATTTTTTACTTGAACGCATTCCTGAAACTTCGTTAGGTATGGGCAGGATTTTAGAATCTGCTCCTTTTGATCCCCCAAGTGTTAGCACCGTATCCCGTTGGATTAGTGCAGACGTAGAAATCGCGGAACGGTTTCGCGAAGCTAAGCGGCGTCAGATGGACTACCTTGCCGAAGAACTATTAGAAATAGCCGATGATTCAAGAAATGATTTTATGGAAAAAGAGCTAAAATCAGGTGAATCTATAATTGTGGCGAATAATGAAAACATTCAAAGATCTAATCTTAGGGTTAATACAAGAAAATGGATTATGAGCAAACTTAATCATAAACAATACGGCGACAGAATCCAAAGCGATGTAGATGTAAAGGGCAACTTAACTATAAGCATTGCTGCAGATGAATCAGATCTTTAAACGTACCCCAAAACAAAAAGAAGCTAGTCAGATATTAGCTTCCAATGAAGAAAGTGGTCTTTTTGGGGGAAGTAGGTCCGGTAAAACCTTTATAATTATTAGATCTATAATTATTAGGGCATGCAAAACTAAATCTAGGCATTTAATTACTAGATTTAGGTTTAATCATGTTAAAACGTCAATCTGGTACGACACTTTCCCAAAAGTCCTGTCTATATGCTTCCCTGATGTAGAGGTTAAATATAATAAATCCGATTGGTTTGTTATATTTCCCAATGGATCAGAAATTTGGTTTGGTGGTATTGATGATAAAGAAAGAGTTGAAAAGATCCTGGGTAATGAGTACAGTACTATATATGTAAACGAGTGCAGTCAGGTTTCTTATGATGCAATACTTATGTTACAAACACGTTTAGCGGAAAATTCTGCATTAACCCTAAGATTCTGGTTTGATTTTAACCCGCCAACAAAAAAGCATTGGACTTATCTCTATTTTGTTGAAAACCGTGACCCAGTAAGCCTAAAACCCTTGGCTAACGCAGTGCCTTACCTTTTAATGAACCCAAGGGATAACGTAGACAACCTGCCTACCAGTTACATTTCCCGGCTAGAAAGGCTACCACAAAAGCAACGGGACCGATTTTTGTCTGGTAAATTTACTTTGGATACGGTAGGGGCTTTATGGGATTACGAAATGATTCTGTCTGCCCAATCGAAAACAATAACATCTGATCCGGACAGAACAATAATCGCGGTAGATCCTGCAGTAACAAATAACGAAAACTCTGACGAAACAGGTATAGTTGCAGCTTCTAAACATGGAGAAGACTTTAAAGTTTTAGCAGACTATACTTGTAAAGAATCAACACAAACCTGGGCAAACCGGGTTATTCTTGCTTACGATAAGCATGAAGCCGATGCGGTTATTGTAGAAACCAACCAAGGCGGGGATTTAGTTGAAAATGTTTTAAGGCTTAACGGCTTTAAAGGCAGAGTGATTAAAGTACATGCTAAAAAAGGTAAAGCTTTAAGGGCAGAACCTATAGTAGCATTATATGAACAAAATCGAATAGCCCATGAAGATGAACTCCAAGATTTGGAATCGGAAATGATGGAATGGGTTCCTTTTAATACAAAAGATTCTCCAAACCGCATAGATGCGGTAGTATACGCCCTAACTGAGCTCAGTAATGAGGGCGAAAACCTCGGCGAACTGTTGGAAATGGCATTAGGACAAAATTAATGAATATAAATCCATGGCGAAAAAATAAATCCGATCCCAAAGTTTTAGAACAAGAAGTTAGTAAGCTATCCCAAGAATTAGCTTCTAATTCAATAGAAACTCAGGATCTTCGTTCCAGGCTTGCTAGTGCAGTTTCAGGAGGCTATGATCAGGCGGACACTTTACATAATGTTTTTATAGATTATGGCTATCCGCAAAAAGTTACTTTTGAAAACACCTGGAACATGTACCGGCGATTCGGTATAGCTAAAAATATTGCAGAACTTCCCGTTATAACAGGATGGACAGATAATCCCCGTGTTGAAGGTGTTTCTGCTGAATTCGAAATACTATGCAAAAGAACTAAACTTTGGCAGAGACTAAAATCTTTAGACAATAGACAAAGGGTTGGCCGCTATGCTGGTTTGTTTATGCGATTCAGGGATGGACTACAACCAGAACAACCTATTCAAACAAAAGGTAGCGGCCAGGGCGCATTAGTTTCTATGACGCCAATGTATGAAGGGCAATTAAAAGTTTTAGAAACAGACACCAATCCCGCTAGTGAAAACTACGGCTTACCTACAATGTATCAGTACACAAGCGGTGGGGCAGGTGATAAAAACGATAAAGAGGCCAATAGCTTTAACATCCACCCTGATAGGATTATTATTGCTGCAGAAGGTGCAGACGATGGGGGAATATACGGTGTTTCGGTTCTAGAAGCCTGTTACAATTCATTAATGGATTTACGTAAGATTATAGGGGCAGGCGGTGAAGGCTTTTACAAAAACGCAGCCCAATCTATTATTTTCCAATTAGTAGATGGCGCCAGTGCTAAGGCCAACGAAACGCTTTTAGATAAATTTAATGAAAAATATAATGAATTTATTCGCAACAGAAACAACCGATCTTTGTGGACACCCGGTTTAGAGCCAAAAGTGTTAGATAGCAATTTAACTAATCCTGAAGGCTTTTTTAATTCTGCCCTAAGTGATATTGCGGCAGCATCTAGAATCCCTGCAACAATTATTTCTGGTAAACAAACAGGGCGTTTGGCGTCGGATCAAGACAGTAAGCAATTCCTTTCGGGGATTAATAGCCGAAGAAACGACTTCCAAACGGAAATTGTTTCAAAAGTTATAGATTGGTTTATGAAGAACGGCGTTATAGCTGTTAGCAATTATGAAATTATTTGGTCAGACCTATTGGCTTTATCTGCAAATGAAAAACTAGAAAATGCTATTAAAATGTCAGAGACAAACCAAAAGCAATATATGTCAGGCGGCACACTACCTTTTACAGGCGAAGAAATCCGTTTAGAAGCAGGATACGAAACAGAAGACTTCGAGGAAGAGGTTGAAGGGGAAGAGCTAGATGACATAGACGAAATAGAAGAATCAGGTTCAGTTAATGAATAGAAAGGATCCTACGGGCCAATATAGAAACCGTAGAAGAACCACTAAGAAAATTAACCAAAGACTGGATTCTACCAAAAGAACGGTTTTAGAACTATTTAAGTCTATACCCTATTCTATAAAAGTTGAAAAAACGGTAATTAATCAGGAAGGTGTAGTTTACGATTATAGGATTAGCCCTACTGAATTAGACCAAATCCGTAAACAAATAGAATTAACCCTTAATTCCGAATTGCTAGAAACTAATAATGACCAAGTTACTCCCAATTGGTGGTATAAAGGCGAAATAGAACAGCCCTACCGTCAAGGCACTTTGGAAGAAACCAATCATTTTAATCAGCTAATAGCTTTTGCTGCAATTTTAGGCATAACGGGTAAATTCGATATGCCTGCAGAAAAAGTTGCACCTGAATCGATGGTTTTATCCCGAGCATACCGTGAAAAGCTTCAAGGCCTATATATTAGTAGCTTTAATGTAGTTAAAGGGTTATCCCAAAAAACATCTAGCCAAATTTTTAATGTTATAAACGACGGGTTAAATTCTAATTTGTCTAGAAAGCAAATTATTAGCCAGATTGTAGAAAGATACGATGTTTCTAAGTCTAATGCCAAAAGAATAGTTTATACAGAAGTTAATAAGGCTTATAATGACGCTAAAAGTAACGCGGCTAAAACTATATCCCGGGAAACAGGATTAGAAGCTGGTGTAATTCATTATTCAGCATTAACCCCTACTACTAGAACTACACATGCAGATCGACACGGGAATGCTTATAGTGTTTCAGACCAAAATGAGTGGTGGGACCAAGGAGCAAACAGGATTAATTGCAAATGTTCTGTTGAAACAGTTTTAATAGATTCTAAGGGTAATCCTATTAAAACACCCCAGCAAGAAAAAATAAAATGATCAAGGGGGGTTCTCAAAAAGGCAAAAATACGGTGAAATGGCCCTACAGTTTAAAATCGTTTAGGATAGTTGAGATTATATGTTAAATAAAATAATGGTCCAATGCTCAACTGCTATTAACAAGTCGTCTATCTATAGAGAAATGCGTGAAGGGATAGAACACATTATTGTTAGTAGCTACACTTTGCCAGATGACGTTGTTATGAACGGAATTTTATATCCTTCAACAGAAATAAATAAAAGCTACAAAACATTAGAAAGAACTTTAGCCCCTATAGAACATCCTACTAATAACGAAGGAAAGGCTATTTCTGCCAACGACCCTGATTCAATCCATAATTATTATGCCGGTGCCTATAATGAAAACGTTAAAAAGGTCGGGAATAGGATCCATTTGGATAAAGTAATTAATGTTTCTGAAGCTGTGAAAACGGACAGAGGCAAAAGACTTCTTGATCGTATTTCAGAACTAGAAAATTCAGAAACCCCACGGCCTATCCATACTTCTACTGGCGTTTTTTTAACCGTCGAAGAATTAGAATTTGCAGAAAGAAATGGAAAAGGTCAAGAATATAAAATGATAGCTAGTGAAATGGTTTTCGATCATGATGCTATATTATTAGACAGCATTGGCGCAGCTACTCCTGAACAAGGCGTAGGCATGGCAGTAAATTCCGATGGCTCTGAGATTGACATTCATCACTTAGAATTAAATGATGAAGAAATAAACTCGCCAGAGGAATCTAAAAGCTATTCCGATAAAGAAATCGAAGAATTACTTTTTAAAGCCCTAAATAAGTCGCCTTTAAAAGCAGATTATATTAAAGAAGTGTCGGAAAAATCCGTTACTTACTTTTTTAATAAAGAATTGTTTACCGTTCCCTATTCTATAAATACGGGCTCAGTAGCAACGGTGGGAACTCCACTACTCGTGGACAGCAATGTCCAATCTATTCCAAAAACCAACTCAGAGGGTGACGAAATGAAAGATCTCATTTTAAACGCGCTAAAAGAAGCTGGTATCGAAATTGCAGATAATGCAACAGAAGATCAGATTTTAGAAGCGTACAATGGGCTTCATTCTAATAGTGACACCAGCGACGACGAAGGCGCAGACAGCGAAGGCAAACTAGCCGATGTTGTTGCTAATGCGCTTAAACCCGTTACTGACGAACTAGCAGAATTAAAAGCAAAAATTGGTGCTAAACAAGACGATGAAATTTCTACAATGGCAGAGCTTGTTGGTAATAGTGCTACATATCCAGGCCTTGATGCAGAAACTGCTAAATTACTTCCAATTGAAAAATTGAAAGAATTTGCTAGCAACTGTGGCCAATCATACGGTGTATCACCAGTAGTTAACGCCGACGATGACGTCGTTGTTTTAGCTCCTGTTGACATGCCTGAATAAGGGGGACTAACTAATGTCTACAATTTCAAAAAGAACAATTTACGTTGGCCCTGCCGGTGAAGATAACAGCAAGCCATTAAATGTTGAAGGTGTTGCTTTAGCAGCTATTTTACCTGGCACATTATTGACTCAAGCTGCTACTGGCTTACAAGCTAACTCAAAAGTACATACTGAATTTGGTTCAGAATTACTTATAGCGGATAAAGATCAGCAACGTTCTAAAAGTGTTGATGATGCTTGGACTATTAGCGAAAACATGGTGGCTATTAAAGGTCGTTCAGGTGAATTCCTAAACGTCTTAGTAGCAACTGGCCAAGCTATTACTGCGAAAGGAACTGCTTTATCACATAATGGTTCTGGCGTTCTAAAGATTTCTGCAACCAATGGTTCAGAACAGGTGTTGGCTTATGCCGATGAAATCGTAACTACTACAGGCACTCAGTTAGTGCGTGTACGTGTAGCATAAGGGGAATAACCGATGCTTTTTCAAAAGAAAATTATTGGTAACAGCCGCGCAGCTAAAGAACAATGGAACGAAGTAGTTTCAGCTCGTACTGGTGCAAACCGTCAAGAGCAAATGTTCTTTAACCAAGGTATGGTTACTAACGAGGGCATTATCCCTCAAGACGTTTATCAAGAATTTGATTCCGTAACAGTTGAACGTATGCGTTCAGACGACGGTGACACATTCCTAAACGACCTTTTACCACTATCACGTTCAGTTTCTATTGGTAAACTTGTTCACAAGTTCCGCCAAGCTTCTGACGCAGGTAATGCTCAAACTTCAATGACTGGCCAAATTGGTGCTAAACTAGACCAAGTTGAATACAGCTACGATGGTTCAATCATTCCTGTACATGACACAGGTTTTTCTCGCAACTGGCGTGAATGGAATGCTCAAAGCTCAGAAGGCTTCGATGCATTAATTGACGACCAACGTGAATCTGTTGCTACATTACGTCGCCACATGGCAGATCAATTTTTAGATGGGCATGTTGATGCTAACGGCCAATCTATTGTAATTGATGGCTTAAGCTGGGGCGGTATGCGTAACGACGCACGTGTTGCTCAAGTAAGCCTAGGTGGTGGTGGCGTTAACTTTAACTTTACCGACACTAGTAAAACTGGTGACGAAATTAAAGCTGCTTTCGTCCAAGTCCGTAACGTTTTATGGATTGACAACAACTGCGAATACGATGCTGTTTACTATGTATCACGTGAAATTGCTGCTAACTTAGAACGTAAGTTCAGCACTTCATACGACAGTAAGATCATTATGCAAGAATTAGCTGATCTTATGGGCGTAGCCGCTGTTAAAACTAGCTCAAAATTAACCGGTAACCAACTAATGGCTTTCCCATTAGATAGCAACAAAGTCCGTCCTATCGTAGGTATGGGTGTTAACACTGTTGCTATGCCAAGACCAGTTTATAACTCAAACTATGAATTTGTAGTTTGGGGCGCAGTTGGTTTTGAAGTCCGCACGGATTTCGCAGGTAAAACTTGTGCACTTTACGCTTCTTAACGGAGGGCATTAACATGGCTAATGTTAAACGCGTAGTTGCTCATAAAAAATTGTATTTAGCAGTTAAAGGCAAATTAGAGCTTATTCCTGAAGGTAGCGAAATCGTTATTTCTCAGGAGCAATCCGAAGAACTAAGCCAAAAGCTGGTAACTCCAAAAGAGAGCAAAAAAGTTATTGATGAAAAACCTGAAAAGGTTGCTAAATCAAAATAACTTTGTAAAACCAGAAAGCCGCTTTCGGGCGGCTTTCTAATAATTTTTAGGGGAAACCAATGGCTAGAGTTACAATTGCAGAAGTTAGAACTATTCTGCCTACGGGGAGTATCCTAACCGATGACCAAATCACAGCAGCAATTAATGCTTCAACTTGTATTGTTGATATGGTTTACGGAAGCTGCGGATCGGACCTAACCGCAGAATGTTTAAAACAAGTTGAACTGTATTTGTCTGCGCACAATTGTGCCGTTACAGAAAACAGTTTATCTTTATCCTCAGAAACTAATCCGTCTTGCGGGGGCACAGTTACATATAGCTTTAAATTTGGCGAAGGCATAATGGGAACTCCGTTTGGCCAATTAGCCAACACTTTGTCTTCCGGTTGCTTAATGCAATTTGACAAAACCCCCGTTAATATGTTTGTTATAGGCAATTTACATTGAGCCTATTAGACAGAAACTTAGCAAAATACGGGCAAAGCATAACCCTACACAATAGAGATATTAGCCCTCCCTTGTTTGGCGAAGTAGATTTTGATGAAGAATTTACAGGTGACCAAACCGTAACGGCCATTATTAAAACCGAAAGGGGTAAAACCCTATTTGACGGCATTGCTACAGATACACCTATTACCCATCAGTTTTGCATAAAATATGTAGATGGGGTTACGGCAGAAACTTGGATTACCTTTAAAGGCCGTAAGTTTAATATAATTGACGTTGAAAACTGTTGCGAAAAAGACAACTGTCTAATACTTAGAAGCAGCGAACGTGGTTTAGGTGAGGCATCAAAAGCATGATTTTAGATAAAAACAGCCGAAGTGCTATTATTAATATTAAGTCTATTAAAAAGCTTACAAAAAGCGGTATCGAGCACGCTTTCTACACTTCTGCAGTAGGCTTACGTAAAGCTACTAGCGATGAGATTTTAATTAAGCCAAAGGGCGGAAGAACTTATACCTATAGAACGCCGTCTGGCCGCCGTAGGCGCCACGTAGCTTCTGCGCCAGGTGAAACTCATGCAAACCTTACTGGAGCGCTTAGAAGGTCGCTAGGCTATAAAGTTAACGGCGCCAATTCCCTTGAATTTGGTTATGGCGTACAAAGTAAAAGCCCTGCCCCAGACTATGCAAGTGCAATAGAATTTGGTAGCAGTAGAATAAAAGCTAGGCCCTCTTTATCTAACGGCATAAACAGCCAGGTTAGAAACTTCCAAAAGAATTTCCAAAGAGAGATAGGAAAAAGGTTAGAAGGACGGGGAGGATTAATTAAATGAGATCCTCAGATATTGTAAATCAGTTGGCTACAGTTTTACCCTCCCTTGTAGACGACTTTACGGATCAAGTCCCTGTTTCCTCTATTGTACAAAGTTCGGGTGTAGCTACAGCAACTACAAATAGCCCGCACGGTTTAATAGCAGGAAGACAAATTATTATTACTGGTGCACAAACTCCTATAGAAATTTTAAGCATTTCTCGGTTAGGCAGTATTGCAACAATGATTACCCAAACGGACCACGACATAACCGAAAACGCAGGATTTAATGTACAAATTAACGGGTCAGACCAATCGGAATTTAATGGAAGCTTTGTTTTACTTAAGGTACCAAATAGAAGAACTTTAAAATTTACCGTTTCAGATTCCGGCCCAACTAATTCTACTGGCCCAGCCCTTTTATTAAACGGCTCTAGTCCTTTTAATAACTATAACGGGTTAGTCCAAATTACGTCTACGCCTAGTGAAAACACTTTTCAGTATTTAGTTCCTAGCAATTTATATAGCCCTGCAGAGGGAGCAATAATAGCCAAATCCAATCCCCGCATTTCTGCTTCGGTAGATTTTGAAAGGCTATTAGAGGCTTATACTAAACAAGGACAAGATAAAGCGTGGCTATTTGTAGTGCTAGGCGATAGCATTGCAGATAAAAGCCGAAAGATTGAAACGGACAGCACAGATAATATCCAGTCAGGAAATTATTTCAACCAAAGGTTGGTGCAGTCTTTTTCTTTGTATTTGTTTTTACCTACTAACGAACAAATTGCAGCTAGGCAAGCACGCGACAGGTGCGAAGAATTATTAAAGCCTATTTGTAATAGCATTCTGACGTACAAATTTCCTTCGTTAGTTGAAAACAATAATAACCCGTTAATGATAACTGGCCACGGGTTTCAAACATACAATTCCGCATTTTACGTACACCAATATGCTTTTGAATGTACTTTACAAATGGGACCAACAGATGTATTTATTCCCGATATAGACGTGGCTTTCAGAGATATTTCTATAGATATGGGTATAAGTCATGGAAGTGAAAACTTAATTGCTTCAATAAACTTAGATGAAGAGCCTTTATGAAAATTAAATTGAAAATAAATAATGTTCAAAACTATTCAGGATTTGTTATAATAGACTCGGATGCATACGGCAAACCCTTGTCTAAGTTTTGGAGACAGAGATTAAAAGATGCACAAACCGACAATTGTGTCGAACCAGTACCACCTAAACCAAAACCAAAACCCAAAGCGAGGAAGGTTGAGAAATGACTATTATTAGACAGCCAAAAACAAACTTTGTGATTAGCCCTTCCTCACGGACGGCGTTAAACACAGAACAGAAAATTTTAATTGTTGGCCAAATGCTAACAGGTACAGCTACCCCGGGCCAACTAGTTCAAAATATAGCTAATGGCGGAGCGGAAGACGCTTTATTTGGCCCACGTTCAATGTTAGCAGGATTAGTTCGCGCTAACAAATCTAGAAACCAACAAGTTCAAGTTGATGCTATTCCGTTAGGCGATAACGGCACAGCTACTAAGGGTGAGATTAGTGTAATCTTTGCTGGTTCCCCAACTGAATCCGGAACACTAACGGTTATCGTTGGCTCTGAAAAAAATCATAAATATAGTATAGCTATTAGCTCAGGCGACTCGCTTACTGTTATAGGTGATGCAGTTGAAGCTGCAATCACTGCAGATCCTACTGTACAAGCTACCGCATCTAATAACGCAGGTACAGTAACTATTACCGCAGCTAATGGTGGTACTTATGGTGACAGCATTCCTGTAGAAGTTAGAGGTTCTATTGCAGGCCTGGGCAGTTCGGTTAACCTTTCTACTGTTGGCGCAACAGATCCTGTTTTAACAGGTATTTTTGACGTTATTGGCGAAACTCGCTACCAAGCGATTGTTTGGCCTTACCCTGCCGCAACAACTGAAGTGCTAAGTTTATTAGATGCACGATTTAATGCAGACGGCAAGGTTCAAGATGGCGTAGCATTTACCGCTGTTAACGATACCGTTGGTAATTTAACAACTTTAGCTAGCGGGCTTAATAGCCAATCCCTAGTTATTTTTGGAGGTAAATTAGAATCAGAAACTAATTACAAAGGCGGCGACATCGTTGAAACACCTATGATGAAAGCCTCTGCTTTTGCAGGTTATAGAGCACTAAGGCTTGACGTTGAAGGCTTTGCAGTTTCAGATTTAGTAATTAGTTCAAATGGAGCATTAGATGCTTTAGGCGGACCGGCTTTAGCTTCTAAGCCTTATTTCAATACCCCTTTTTCTGATTTAATTCCTAGCCAAACAGGAAGAGGCTTTGATGATTTAGAAATTGAAACTTTATCTAATGCCGGTGTTACTGTTGTTGGATCTAATCCTGCAGGAACAGCAGTTGTAGCAGGTGAAGTCTATACTACTTACAAAACTGATACTGCAGGCAATGCTGATATTAGCTTTAAGTTTTTAAACTACGTAGATACCTCTAGCCAAGTTAGGGAGTATTTCTACAATAATAACCGTAAACGTTTTGCTCAATCCCGTTTAACCGAAGGCGACATTATTAAAGGTCGTGATATGGCAAATGAGCCTGTAATTCGATCTTATTCTAAAAGACTTTACCAAGATCTTACCGGCGCTGATTACGTTTTATTAGAAGCTGGTGAAACTTCTTTGAATTACTTTGACGAAAACCTAATTATTTCTATTGATAAAGCATTAGGCAAAGTTAGCATTCAAATGAAAGTAATTTTAGTAACCCAATATAGAGAAATTGCGGGAATAATCCAAATCGCTTTCTCAACTAACGATTAAAGGGGATAAACAATGGCAACACAATTAAATGATATTACTATTTTGGTTAATGATAGCCAAATAGCTTATGACGCAGATTCACTAAGTTGGAAAGACGGCTTAGGTGAATACCAAATGCGAAGCGCAGTCGTAGGTGGGGGTCAAACTGAAAGAATCTTTAGTGAAGACCTATCCACTAAAATGGGAATGGTTAAATTTACTATGCCCTCTACGCCTGAAAACGAATCTCTTAAGAGAGCCTGGAAAACAAACAAAGACCAAAACGTAATAGAGCTAGTTGGCTCACTTGGTACAGGTTATGCTAAAGTTTTTCAGGGTGCTGCGCTACTGGAAGACCCGGAAACGAGTGCTGCTACTGATGGAAGTATTACATTAGAGTTTAGCTCCGAGCCGGCAGTATAATTCTATAAGAGGTCTAAAAAATGAATGAGGTCATTTATCAATTAGAAACACCCTTTAAGTATGCTTTAAAGGGTGAACAAGTCGAGGCAAGTTTTATTACACTAATTGCCCCTACCTATAAATCCGTTGCAAACTTTGCTCCAATTAAGCAAGCTTTTACTTCGGCAATTTCAGAGCTATCCCACGGCACTTTATCCGAAGCTACTAATGAAAGTAGTTCGGATGAAGCTGCAGGGGAAATCGATTTAAAATCAGTGATGCATGTGTTGTACAACTGGTCTGGCGATACATCTAAAGTTTTTTTACATGCTGAAGCACTGTTTAAAAACGGTTCTGCTTTAGTAGAAGGTGAAACTAAGTTCACATCACCTATGTTAGAAAAAATGGATTTCCGTGATGTGGAGGGCTTATTGGGTACGTATGTCTCAAATTTTATAGCCAAGTCCCTGATGGATGGACTAGATTAAAACATAGAAGTGAAATGGCCAGGTTAATGGCCTTTTTTGAAGGCGGGTTAAGTTATTCGGATTTGTCAGATATGCCAATGGATGAATTCGTAGGCTTTATTCAAGAAGCAAACAAGTTGGCATCCGAACGAAAAGCTGAAATGGGGAAAGCCAAACATGGTAAATAAAGTTAGCTATTTAATAAAGCTAAAAGATCAATTCTCCGGCGTAGCTAACAAGGTTAGCCGCTCTATGGGTACAGTGGCATCTAAGGCTAGACAAACCTCAACTGAAATCCGCAAGCTTACTAGGGACACCGAAAAACTTAAAAACACATCCAGATCGTTAGCGCGATCCGGTGCGGTTATGAGTGCGGCTGTTACTACGCCTTTTGTTCTTATGAGCAAAAGTATGATTAACGCCGCCAGTGACGCCGAAGAAACTGCGAATAAGTTTGGGGAGGTTTTTAAAGGCATTGATTCCCAATCATCAGCAGCAACCCAAAGGCTTGCCCAGGGGTTTGACTTAGCTGATTCAACTGTTCAGGAATTACTAGCTAATACTGGTGATCTCTTAACCGGGTTAGGTATGACGTCGGAACAAGCCTTGCAGTTATCCGAATCTGTTGTGGCTTTATCATCGGATGTTGCTAGTTTTAAAAACGTTGAGGGAGGAGCGGCAAGGGCAGCTAACGCCTTAACAAAAGCTCTCCTCGGTGAGCGGGAAATGCTAAAAGATACTTTTAAAACTGCTGTTTTAGAAGCCGAAGTTAAAGAAAAAATGATCGGGATTAAGCGCAAAGATCGCAGATTAACCGATCAACAAGCTAAAGCTATAGCAACACTGCAAATAGTTACGGAAAGAAACACTGCAGCTATTGGCGATTACGCTAGAACTAGTGAGGCTTATGCTAACGTCTCACGGAAATCACAAGAAGCCACTAAGCGTTTATCCGAGACATTTGGTAAACTAATGCTTCCTTTAGCAGTTAAAGTTACCAATGCACTAATTGAAATTGTTAATGCTATTAGCAACCTATCCCCCGGGGTAAAAAAGGCAGTGTTAATGTTTGGCGGTTTAATTGCAGTTGTTGGGCCATTATTGTTATTACTTTCTGCCTTTGTATTTGTTGCAGCAACAATAACGGGAACAATGGTATTAGTTGCTGCGGGTGTAACCGCTGCTATAGCTGCTATTGGCGCACTAATAGTTTACTGGGACGACATTGTTGAATCCTTAGTATCAACATTTGAAACCGCTTGCATAACCGTAAAAAATAGCTTTAACTCTTTTATTGGCTTTATGATGGCAGGTTTAAACAAAGTAATTACTCCTATAGCTAATGTTTCTAACATTTTAGTATTGGCATTTAAAAATGCATGGTCTACAATAAAAACTGGCTTCGTTTCATTTATTAACTTTGTAATTGCAGGATTAAATAAAATAATTGCACCATTAAATGATGTTTCTAGCATGTTAGGCTTCGGCGATATAAATATTAGCCCTATTAGCACTTCGACTCCACTGCAAAACCAATCTATTGATCTTAATGGTGAAATTTCAGTTTCTGCTACAGGTAATGCTGAAGTTAAATCAACGGCAATGACTGCAAAAACGTCGGGTTTAAATGCAGGAATTAATATGAGGGAATCATCTAATGGCTAATGAAAATGAAATATTTTTAGGGTCCTATAAAGAAATCCCCATCCGGATTTCGGGTGGATCTTTAGAAGGGGGTAGGCGAAAAGCTATAAAACTGTTCCCAAATAAAAACACCCAAAGTGTTGAAGATATGGGTGCTATTCCCCGAAAGTATAAATTAGAAATAATTTTAAGCGATTCGCAAGCCAGCGATTATTTTGGTTACAGAAAACAGCTACTGGCTTCTTTTGAAAACCCTGCACCTGGAACTTTAATCCATCCGTTTTATGGCAGAATTGACAATGTAGTTAGCACAACTTACAATTTAAACGAAAGCTTTGGTGAATTTGGTAGTGCCATTATTTCTGTATCTTTTGAAATAACTGAAAATATAGGTATTCCGCAAGACTCGGGTTTATTAAGTTCTAAAGTTATATCTTCGAATAATAAGGTCCAAGATAGCTTAAAATCTTTTATTGGGGATTCTTTTAAAGTTAGCAACAATGTTGTTAGTAATATTAATGACGCTACAAATAAAGTTAATGATATTATTGATTCATCAGAATCTGCTACATCTTTTGTAGGCGGCGCCATTGGCACACTTACAGATTTTGTTAATGATAGTACGGCTTTTGTAAGCGATGCTATTGGTACAGTTAATGCTAGCAATGCTTTTAATGTCTTTAATGCTACATTGGCCAAATTCCGAATTAATGTAGTTAGTGCAGTCTTAAATCCTGCAGGGTTAGAAGGCTCATTATCTAATTATTTAAATTTAACTTTCCGGGAAATAAACGGGCTTTATAAATCTCCTTTGTCAACTTATAATGTATTTAAAAATCTTTTTAAATTTGGAAACGATGATAAAAAATTTAAAACCACCACGCCCATTTTAAAAGAAAGAAAATATAATCGTGAAGTTTTAAATTCGTATGTTAAAGCCTCGTCTTTTAGCTATGCCCAACTAGCTGCTATCAGTATAGATTATGCCACTACAAATGAAATTGATTCGGTAGCTTTTGAATTAGATAACCAGTATTTAGAAGTAATGGAAAGCGAAATAGACCAAATTACAAAAGACCAAATTAGTGAAACCCGTTTATTGGTAACGCAGGCATTGCAAGAGGTTAGAGTTAGAACTAGCACAGTTATTAGTATTGAAACAAATTTAACCACTGCGCGATTAATTGCCTTTAATTATTACGGGTCGGATGAATTAGGTGAAGCAATTTGTGATCTAAATAGTTTTAAAAACGTTTCTTTTGTTGAGGGGCAAGTGGAGATATTAAGACAATGAATTTAGAAGTGAACGGTATTACTTATAGCAACTTTATATCGGCCCAATGCACAATACGTCTAGATTCTATTGCTTCTACTTTTGCTTTTACTGCAACAAATCCCAATGGCACAGAATTACCTTTTAAAGGTGGCGAATCGTGTAGAGTTAGTATTGACGACGAAGTAGTTTTAACGGGGACAATAGAAGTTATTAATTTAAGCTACGACTCAGGTGACCACATAATTAGTATTCAGGGGCGAAGCTTATCGTCTAAACTATTAGATAGTACCTTAGGAATTTTTGACGACGTTATAGGGGAAGGCTTAACGCTTAAGGCCCTAATTAAAAACGTGTTAAAACACATTAATTTACAAATTCCGGTTTATGACAATGTTAACCCCGAGCCTTTTAATTTATCCGAAGACATAGCAGCCCCTGAGCCAGGTGATAATGCTTTTAAGTTTGTAGAAGAATATGCTAGAAAAAGGCAGGTTTTATTACGCCCCTCTGCTGACGGGGGCATCGTTATAGACAGGAATTCAGGAATAAGTTCCGAAGGTTCTATCCAACACATATTAAATAGCGATAACAATAATGTTATTTCTTCCAGCTACAATTATGATATTACAGGCAGATTTAATCTTTATCGTGTCGCTTCCCAGTTAAATCCCACCCCCCTTAACTTTGCTAACGGTACAGACCTCGCCGCATTAGTAAACCAGGAGGGTGGGGTTTTTGATAATAATATATCACAAGGAAGACAACTTGTTATTATATCAGAAACATCCTATTCTAGTGGCGACTTATCTAAACGGGCAAAATGGGAGGCGGATATAAGAAGGGCAAGAAGCCAGACTTATAATGTACAACTGCCCCTATTTAGAATCCAAGGTAATTTGGGAGAACTTTGGCAAATTAACCGCCTTTATAAAGTTAAAGATGATTTCGTTGGAAAAAACATATCTTTGCTTTGTAATGGTGTACAATACTCTTTAAGCAGCGAGGGGGGAAGCACTACATCTTTAGAACTTATTGACCCTTACTCTTACACGTTATCCCTTGAAGATACTGAAGGGGATGTAGCTATTAATTTAGTTAATTAGGAAACGATAATGACTTTAAGAAACTTAATAAGATGGGCGCTTACATCTGCTGCAGAAAAATTAGAAACCCAATTCCCAGAGCAACAAGTAAGTTACCTTGGCAAAACGGCGAATAGCTTTGTTTATTACCCCTTAGGATTCCATTCTAATGCCCCGAACCAAACTTTATCATTAATGATGTCTGTTAATGGTAACTCAGAAAACAGGGTAATTATGCCTTTAAGTACGGAATTTAGACCCGAAATTGAACAAGGTGAAGTGGCTATCTATCATTCGGAAAACCCTTCGCAGCAAATCCTGTTTAAAAACGACGGCACAATTGTTGTTACTGGTGATACGATTATTAACGGCAATGTCACCATTAACGGAAGCCTTTCCACAACCGATGGGCAAACTGACTCAGGCGTTAATGTTGGTAGCGACCACAAACATAGCGGAGTTGATTCCGGTCCAAGCAATACAGGTAATCCTATATGACAACCGATGCAAAAATAAATAATTTTAATGGCTATTGGGATTTTGAAATTGATTCTAATGGCCAAATAGGAATCACAGAGTCTTTCGATACTTCTATTCTAAGGTCCCTTTACGGCGAAAAGCGGGCGTCAGCCGACGAGGTTATTGAACCTAACTTAAGAAGGGGATGGATTGGAAATGACGAAACTTTTGAAAACGGTTCTAAGTTATGGCTATATAGCCAAGCAAGGTTAACTAGAACAAATTTAAATAGAATTGCCAATGAGGCCGAGTTAGCTCTTTCATGGTTAGTAGAAGATAATTATGCCTATTCCATAGATAATGTAACCACTGAAATTATTGAGGGACGGGTGTTATTAAGGGCTAAAATTCGGTATACTAACGACGTAGCTGAAAATCTTTATTTACCCCTTTGGCAGAACACAGGCGTTAACTAATGGCACTAAATCTTCCCGAATCAGCGAAAGAGGTTATTTCCCGATCAAAAGTTGACGTCCAACGTGAGCTTAATCAGTCCGACCCCTTCGTAAAAAATCACTGGCTGTTAGCTATTGTAACGGCTAATTCTAATCGCGTATTTGATTTTTATTTACAATTAAAGCAAGCAATTTTAGCTTTATTCCCAGACACAACGTACGGTCAATATTTAACTAGATGGGCAGCTATTTTTGGTAAAAGCTTAAACCCTGCAACAAAAGCCTCAGGCAATGTTGTTGGTACTGGTACGAGTGGGCATACAATCCCTGCAGGTACAACTTTTGTTATAACCAGTGCTACTTATACATCTACTTTTTTAAGTACGATTTCAGAAAATGAAATTTCAATATCATCTTTAGTTACCTCTGGATCTACTGCTACAGCAACAACTACCGAGGACCACGGGTTAGGTAACAACATTCCTGTTACCATTTTAGGTGCTAACCAATCCGAATATAATGTTGCAAATACTGAAATTACTATTATAAGCCCTAACGAATTTACTTACCAAATACAAGGTACGCCAGTTAGCCCCGCTACAGGTACAATCTTGGCTACCTATACTTCCGCATCTATACCAGTAGAATCCGACGAATTTGGTTTAGATAAAAACTTAGATGCGGGAACTAATCTTAGATTGCAAAGCCCCATTGCGGGAGTTAATAGCCAGGTTAGTGTTGACTTTAATACTCTTGGTGGTGCTACCGATATAGAAACGGAAGATTCCCTAAGAGAAAGATTACTAGAAAGAATTAGAAATCCCTTAGCCCAATTTAATGCTTTTAATATAGTAGATAAAGCACGAGAGGTTCCGGGTGTTACACGAGTTTTTGTTAAAGGCTCAGGTACAGTATTAAACGGCACAATTTCTGTTACTTCTATTACAAGATCCGGCAACGTCGCAACAGTTACTGCTCCTACACATGGTTTAGGAAGCGGTAGTGAAGTAACTATAAGCGGCGCAACTGAACCAGAATATAATGGTACTTTTCCACTTATAGTAGAAGATGACAATGTTTTTTATTATATGGTTAGCGGATCACCAGCTACACCTGCAACGGGAACTATAACATTAGAATCCGTTGTACCTTTAGGAAAAGTTAACGTTTATTTTACAACCGATAATAGCGAAAGCTTAATTCCTTCAGGCTCAGAAGTTATAACTGTTAAAAATAAAATTCTAGAAATATTACCGGCTAACACCTCAGAAGATAATCTGTTAGTTGCAGCACCTTCCGCAGTTTCTGTAGATTTTGTATTTAGTGATTTAAGCCCAACTTCTTCTGGAATGAGATCCGCAATTATTGCAAACCTAGAACAGTTTTTTAGGGAAAGCACTACTGTAGGGGTAAATATAGACCAAGATGCCTACAGGGCAGCTATTTTTAATTCTGTTGACCCGGATACGGGTTTAAGTATAAAATCTTTTAGTCTTTCATCCCCTACTTCGGACATTACTATATTACAAGGGGAAATCGGTACTCTTGGAAACATTACATTTTAAGGCATAGATTTATGACAACTAAAGCTGATTTTACAAAAGAAACATCGCTCACCACGGGCATACTATTTTATGAATTACAAGGTGCTGCAATAGGGTTTAGAACTTTTATTAGCGCAGTAGGCAGCGGAGAAACTGTTCGCTATTCAGTAACAGATGGTATTGAATGGGAAGTTTCTGAGGGTGTTATATCATCTGGCGCTACAGACACTTTATCTCGCGACACAATTCTTTCTTCAAGCAATTCCGGTAACGCAGTTAACTGGGGAGAAGGCGAAAAAACAGTTTCCTTGGTTCTTACATCGAATGACATTAATGAATTTCTAACATCTAATAACAATTTGTTAGATGTTGCCGATGCAGCAACTGCTAGAACTAACCTAGGTATAGACATTAGTAGCTTTGTAACAAAAAGTAACAACTTATCTGATTTAGATAGTGCATCAACTGCCCTTACTAACTTGGGCATAGCTAATCACGATGACATTACTGTAGACGGTAGTGGTAACGTAACTGTGCCCGCAGTGTTAAATGTAACTAGTTCTAGTGGTTTTGGTAATATCGAGGTTGGTGGCCCGTCTGGTGGTTATATTGATTTAAAAGCCCCTGCATCAGATGATTATGATGGTAGAATCATTACTACTGGAACTGGCTTAAATATAGTTAGCGGTTCTGGTGGTGTAACTTTATCACATCAAAATAACGCAAAACTAGCTACAACTTCTTCAGGCGTTTCTGTAACTGGCAACGTAGGTATTGGTACGAGTAGTCCCCAAAGACCGTTGCATATAGCAGGAACAACTAATGCTTTTATAAGAATAGAAGATAGTGACAATAATGCTGATACAGATGGTTTAATTGGCGGTTTAGAAATTAGAGGAGCCGATGGACAAAACGCAGGAGTATTTCAGTTTTCCTCAAATGGTAATAGAGATATTGACATTGGAAATGAAACTTCTACTGGCGCTTTAGATTTCCGTACTAATTCTACACAACGTATGCGTATCGACAGCAGTGGTAACGTAGGTATTGGTACGAGTTCGCCTAGTGCATTACTACATTTATCTGGAACACTTCCTAGAATATATTTAACAGACACAGACACTTCGACACAGTCTCAAATTATTGGTGATAACGGTTGGCTAACGCTTAATGCTGCCTCTAGTCGGATGATATTTAATATAGGTGGTTCAGAAATAATCCGTGCTACATCATCAGGAATCTCTGTAACAGGCTCAGTAACTTTAGGTAACTGGTCAGTAACGCAATCAGGCACAGACTTAGTGTTTGCTACAGGCGGTACTAACAAAATGAAACTAGACGCTTCAGGCAACCTTACGGTTGTTGGAGAAGTCACAGCATTTGGTACAGTGTAATGGCTTTGCCTACTTCTGGCCCTTTAAGCCTAACCGACCTACAGACTGAATTTGGTGGTAGTAATCCCATTAGTCTTTCTGAATACTACGCTGGTGGGCCTTATGTACCCTCTGGCGCTTCAGGGACTAATGGCCCAATCCCTTCTTCTGGTGCTATTTCAATTAGTGACTTCTATGGCTCAACCAATGCGTTTACGTTTAATATTACAACAAACACAACCAATGCAAACCTTCGCACATTAGCTTTAGCGGCTGGCTGGGGCGGAGGCGCTTTTGTCACTTGTACTATTAATAGCGGTGTTATTATATCAGGCAATACTGCTGGCGACGGCACTGCGGCTATGACAATAAATGGCTCTTTCCCTGGTGGTGTAACCCTAATTAATAACGGGCAAATACGAGGTCGTGGTGGTAACGGGGGTAACGGCTCTTTTCATAATGGTTCATCGGGAAACGGTGGCAAAGGTGGTAGAGCCTTAAGGGTTACTGTCGCAGCTTCTATAGATAACCAAGGAAACATTTGGGCTGGTGGCGGCGGTGGCGGTGGTAGTGGTCCAACTAAAAGTTGTAACAATGCTGAGTGTGTTGGCGGCGGTGGCGGCGGCGGCCGTTCCAGTAATATAAATTCTGCAGGTGGTGCACCTGGCGGTGCTAGCGCATCAGCGGGTGCGCCTGGAACATTAGCTTCAGCAGGTGCTGGTGGTGCAGTTCCTGCTGGCAGCATTCTTGCTAATCCTGGTGGTAACGGTGGCAATGTTGGTGCTCCGGGTAGTGACGGGTTAGGGCATGCAGGGATGGCGTCTATCGGTTCCGGTGGTGCTGCGGGACAAGCAGTAAACGGCAACTCAAACATAACTTGGATTAATACAGGCAGCAGATTAGGCACAATTGTATAGGAAATTAAAATGCAAATATCATATGAATACAAAATTATAGATGTTGGTGAAGAATCAAGATCTATGACGGTTGAGTACATTTCTCCAGGGCGAGAAAAAGTTTTAATGGGCATACCTACACCCTTTGAAGGTGAAGTTCTAGAAGAGGTTATAAAAAATTATGCTCCGATTCAACAGTGGTTAGATTTAGAAAAAAAACTAAGCCCTCCTTTAATTGGAACAAATGGTTCAATTTTACAAGATACTAACCAAGATTCGGCTTCAGAGGAGGTGCTTTTATAATGTCTATTTGGGTTACAAAAAATATTTATTCTTCAAAAAGTTTAGGATTTAATATTATTGGAGCGCAATTTAAAAAAGGTGATATTTTTAGTGCGCAGACAGTGAACCAAAATTCTACTGGGGGATTAACATTTTTAAGCTCCGGCTCTATAAACGCTTATGATGTTAATATGGATTTAAGAGTCCAACACAGTTACGAAGACGGTAAAATATTAGTTCCACCGTTAGGGGAAAATGAAACGCTAACTGAATGTGGTGAAAGGATAATTAATATGGCTGCAACTGAAGACGGCGGATATTATTGTATTACAGGAAGCGATTCCCTTTGGGACGGTGAAGTAATCAATTTAATCCCTGGGGAATCTGCAAACATTAGTGAAGTTAAAGATAAACGTTTATTTTTAGCAAGCAATGGGATTTCTATAAACGGTATTGCTTATAAAAAGAACGAGGTTATTCTTTGTGACACTGTTGACACTGTAACCGTTAAAGCAGGTCAAGAGCCCGCCGTTTTAGCCGTGTTTTACAAACAATAGGTAACATATGAATTTTTACCACAAAGTAAAACTTACATTGTTTACTACTAACTTGGTAGGTATATTAGGGCTAACCTTCTACTTTTCTTGGTGGGGGTTAGCTACCGCTTTAGCCGTTTGGATTGTATTTAACACAGGCGTTTCTGCGGGTTTCCATAGGCTATTCTCGCATAGGTCTTACAAGACAAATAAGTTTTGGTGGTG